GAACTCGCTGATCTCGGCGATGCTGTAGCCCCTGGCGAACTCCAGAAGCGTGTCCACGCACACGGACTTTCGTCGCGCCTTGGCGATGGCGCTTCGCATATCGCCCACTATCGCCTGCTGGTCGGCCTGTTCGTTCCCCGGTTCGTCCCAGTCGCCCAGCCGTGTGGTCAGTGTCGACGAGAGCCGTGTCTCTGTATTGATGTACAGGTTGCGCATGATGGCCCGGCACCATGTCAGCAACGGTCGGCTCGTGTCGTAGTCCGTCTTGTGCTCTAACGCCCTGCACACCGCCTCGGCGGCAAGGTCGTCAGCACGCTCATCGTGGTAGTAGTTACGCCTCGCTATGCTCATCAGCGAAAAATACACATCCACGATGTCATTGTCAAAGCTCACGGCTCATCAGAAGCATCTCCCGGGCTGAACGCTTCATCTCCTTGATTAGGTTCTCCATCCTGTCCTCTGTCTCCATCACTGAGCGCATGCGCCCGATGTCTTGCCTGACAGCACGCACATCCTTGCGTAGCTGCCGAATGTCTCTTTGTGTCCTTTTCATTTGTGTACTTCTTTATGGTTTGCGTGCTGTTTCGGCTGCAAAATTACGACATCTGAGTGCAAAAGCATGGCACATCTATGTTAACGACACAAAAAAGGCACGGAACTCTCCGTGCCAACACAAAAAATGAAGAAACTGTCACAATATCATCCCTAACGAGTGCGGCATCTTCGCCATGGCCTTTGCCCGCTCGCTGGCTGCATGAACCAGGTTGGCGTAGATGGCAGCGTTCAGCGTGGCTGGGTCTATGGCGGTCTTGAGCGTAGACATCACGAAGGCTATCTCGCTGTACCATGCCTTGCGGGTCTTCTCGGGCGAGGTCTCTTTGGGTTCTTTCTCTTTGCTTTCCTCGGCACGCTTGATCTCGTAGCGCACCTCGTCGAGCATCGCCTGGCAGCGCACCTCAATGGCGTGGCCGTCCTTGAGGAACTCCTCGGACACACCCAGCTCAAGAAGCACATCCTTCACACGCTCGGGGCGGCCGAGGTCGCACAGCAGCTGGCATATCTTCAGGCATTTCTCACGCATCCGCAGCTTGGCGATGTCCTCGCCCTCCGTCAGACGCATCTTGGCGGCTTGTGGCTGGGCGATGGACATATACTCCATGATGATGCGGTTGGCTGCGTTGATGCCGGACACTTTGTCATCGTAGCCGAGCATATCGGTGTTCCCGCACGACACCTCGATGAGGTCGGCGAGTGTCAGTTGGTCAAGTCGCTCTATCATGTCCTTCTGTTTATATAGTCACGGAAGTTCTGTCGGCGCAGCTCACGGGCCATGCTGCTGCGCAGCGCACGCAGTTCCCTGGTCATCGTCTTGGTGTTGACCTCCATGCGCTCCTCAAGTGCATGGTAGTCGTTGATGATGATGGGCTGGCCACTGATGCGGTCTCTCGGGATGCTGGAGAGCATCTCCATGCCCCTAATCTGTGTCGCGTCTGGCAGCACCTCTGCACCCTTTGGCAGGTCGATGAGCGTAGGGGTGTCTGGGGTGAGCCATGCCTTTCTGCCGAACATCACCACCTCAGCTTTCCCACCATCACCCACGACGGCGAGACCGCCCTCATGCGGATGGCCCTTGGTTCCCTCGGCATAAGCCTTGATGGGCTGGGCGAGGATGCTGGCGACCTGGACGGCACCCATGGCGCCAACGAAGGCGGCGAGGGCGATACCCCATGGGGTGGCACCGAACTGGGCGTAGGTCTGCATGACACCCAATGCGGTGGCAATGGCTGTCTGTGCGGCTGAGTTGGCCTTCTCGACGGTAGCCTTCTTGTACTCCAGAGCCGACTTGCGCTTCTCCAGCTCTTCCTGTTTCTTGGCTGTCATGGCCTCTGCCTCACGTTTGCGGATCTCGGCCTCCTCCTTGGTGATTGCGCCTCGCTCCGCTGCCTCGTCGATGCGCTCCATCTCGGCATCGTGCCGCTCTTGCTCGGCATCTATCAGTTCCTGGACCTTGTCAATCTGCGAGTCGTAGGAAGAACTGATGATGTCGGCTACCTTGCTCAGGCTGTCAGCGACCTCGTCAACCCATGCCTTTTGCAGTTCTTTGCGCTTCTGTGCGGCCTCGGCCTCGTCGTCGATGGTCTGCTTCAGCTGGTTCTCCTCAGCGTCGGTCACGGCCTTGGCAAGAGCAATCTTGGCCTTTGCGAGACGTCTGGCAATCTCCTCACGTTCATCCTTGGAGAGCGACTCATACTTCATCGCCTTCTCAAGGCCGTCAACTGTTGCCTGTGCCGCATCAATCGCAGCCTTGTTGGACTGGTCGGCCGACTCCCTTGCATAGCGCTTGCGGATCTCGGCAATCTTCTTCTCGTTGCCCTCGGCGAGCCTGAGTTCTTCAAGGTACTGGTTGCGCAGAAACAGCAGCTTCTCGTTGTTGGTGTTCGCAATGTCCTGGTTGTTCAACTCTGCCTCCTTCTCGATGAGCGACACGAGACTGGTCTCCATTTCAGAGATTGTCTTGTCTCGTTCCTTCTTGTTGTCTTCCATCTGGTGGAGGTAGTCGTTGTTCAGTGCGGTGATGGCCGTGACTCGTGCCTGTTCGAGTTCAACGGTGGACTTGCCGTACTTCTTCGCTTTTTCGATGGCTTCTGCGTATTCTTTCTCTTTCTCGGCAACTGCCTTCTCACGTTCTTGCTCGATGAGAGTGCCGGTCACCTCATACAGGTTGCGGATGCTCTCCACTTGCTGCTGGAACTGCTCTTCAGATGTAGAGGTGATGACAGCAGTAAGGGCTATCGAACGCTGATATGCCGTCTTCTCCCATTCGGAGAGCATCTCCTCGGACTCATCAATAAGGTCGCTGATGGCCTTTGCTGCGTCCTCTGCGCCGTTGTCCTTGGATGTGGAGCCGCCGGTCCGTCTGCCAGACCTGCCACCGGAAGTCGGTTTTGAGGTTGACCCGCCACGGAGTTTGACCAGGTTCTGCACGACCTGGCTCTGCTTGGCGGCCATCTTCTTGTAGAATTCGAACTGAGCCTCATAAGCATTGGCAGCCTCCCAGTTGCCCTCGGCAGTTGCCTCCGCATATTTGTTGAGGTTGGCTTGTGCGATGGCCTCCCACTTGAGCACATCAATATAATACTCGCTGATAGACGTCAGCGTTGATTTCCATTGGGCAATGCTCTGATAGTAGCCCAGTGAGTCGCCATATTTCTTGTTGAGTTCATCAACCAGGCGCTTTTCTTCCTCGGCAGACCCGTTGAACTCGTTCACGACACCTACATAGTATTTCAACTCTGCGGCAGTCGCTGCGGTTGACTTCTCGCCCTCCTTCATCGCATCGTTGAGGCCCTTGGTTATCTCTGCTGCCTCCTCTGCGTCAGAGTTGAACTCCTCAATCGTCTGATACAATGTGACAATGAGAGCAATGACCGCACCGATGCCCAGTGCGGCAAGAGCGAGTTTCAAGGCAACCGCAGCAGCGGTGGCTCCTGTCAATGCGGCTGTCTCAACACCCACTGCGGCGGTGTGCTCGACTGATGCGACTGTCGCTGCCTCTGTTGATGTGGCTGTCGCTGCCTGTGCCACTGCGGCCTCTGTCGCTGCGGCGGCATTGGCCTGTGTGGCTGCTGCCTCGGCTGCGGTGGCTGTCGCTACTGCGGCCTTCTCCACACCAAGGAGTTTCAATATCGCATGGTAGGCGCGGTAGGCGCCAGTGCCATTGGTGGTAATCTCGGTCGAGATCTTCTGGATGCCGTTCATCATCGACATGATGCCCATCAACTTCTGTGTGGCCTTAGACGCTGCCTCGCTCTCAAAGCCGAATGCGCTCAGTGCGCCCTCGAAGGTCTGCCACCCGGCGACGGATGTCTCGATGACACTGATTGTGTTGGTCAGCCCCTTCGTGTCGTTGGCATAGTCGTTGATGGTTGCCGTCGCGTCGGACATGGCGTCCTTGAGCGTACCGGCTCGCTCTGCCACCTTCAAGAATGCCTCACTGGTGGGGTCTACACCATTGGCGAGCATCTGGGCCATCTGCATGGTCAACTCACGCAGCTCTGTTTTGAGGCTCTTTGCACCGGCCACGGCATAGTTGCCGACGTTGCGCTGGAACTCACCCATGTCGGAACCGAGGTCTTTCAGATGGGCGTCGAGGTTCTGGATCTCTGCCTCAAGGGCGAGACCTTGCTCACCAGCCTTCTCTGCCTCGTTCAGCTGCTTGTAGGCCTGCTTCATGCGCTCCAGCTGCTGACTCAACTGCTGATAAGAACCAGTGGCGGCATTGGCCTCCTTGTTCTCCACTGCGAGGATGCGGGTCAGTTCCTGGGCTGCCACCTTGGTCTTGTCGTACTGCTGCATCAACTGACCTCGGCGGGACGCAGCCTGGTCGGCGGTGATGAGACCCTGTTTCTCTTGCTTATCCAGCTCTTTCATCTGGTCCTTGTACGACTTCATCTCGGCATTGTACTTGGCCAGCTGCTTGTAGTTCTGCTCACGCGTGCCGAGTATCTGATTGGCGATGCTCAATGCCTGCTGGTCTTGCTGGTAGGCCTCACGCTGCGCCTTGTTGACCTTCTCTTGCTCGGCCAGCTGGCGCGATATGGTGTTGGTGGTGTTGGCAATCACCTGTTGTTGCTGCTGTATCTGCTGGGTGTACTGCTGCGCGGCCTGGGTGGCCTGACGCATCGTCGCCTGTGTCAGCTGGTTCAGCCTGTCAATGTCGCCGGTGACCTCGACAGGTATCTTCAGACCTGTCGCCAACTCTCGGGCGCAGCGCTGGAACTGGTCCAGCGTGCCCTCCATCTTGTTGTCCAATTCAACCAACTGGTCCATCGCCTGTCTGGCGACGAGGTCGGTAATCAGTGTCTCGTTCATTTCAATATTGCGTTATGATTTCAACAATTTCTCCTTTGGGGTCGTCGCCCTCTGCGCAGAAGGCGAACGTGCCGTCTGCCTTGCGGTACAGAACCTGCGTCTGCCCGGTCAGCCTGGCGGTCTTTTTGGCAAGGTCGGCCTGCTTCATGCGGTCACGGAGCCACTTGTCCTGGACACATCTGCAACTCATAGGCTGTCCCTCCATCTGAATAACCATGACCACAAGAACTCTCGGTTGAAGTGGGCCACTGCCTGCGGACTCAATGCGAATATCTGAGAGCCATACTTTGCCTCGACTGCGGGGCCCTCGTCCCAGCCGTCGGTGAAGATCGTCACTCCGTTGCCTGTGGCACGTGCGGCGATGCTCGTGTGGAACGTACCGACGATGAACAAGTTCGGCACACCAGTGGGGCGTGCTGGCAGTTCAAGGCGGTCACTCGCCCTCGGCGGCGTGATGCGCTCTTTCCAGGCGATGTACCGCTCTGGGTGACGGTAGCAGGGGACAAACATCTCCGCGTCGCTGTCGTAGTAACCGGCACGAGGGCTCTGAAAGAATGGGTCGGTCGAATAGTCGGGCGACAGATATGCGCCATTGCCGTCGATGCCCGAGTACAGCTGCTCACGCACCGATATGACCATCTCATGTTTGTTCGCGTCCATGCAGCGCAGCACCTCGGGCTGGAAGCCGTCCTTGATGCGTCTGACACGCTCTCTCATCTCTGCTATCGTCATCGTTGTCCAATGAAAAGGGGTGCGTCATGGCGGCGCACCCCTCGGGTTTCACTTCTTGCTCTTCTTGGTCATCCGTGAGTAGACGTCCGCCAACATCTTCTCTCGGGTCTCCTCATCTCGGTCGAGCCAGAAGCAGTCTTTGTGGAGTTTGATGAACACCTCCTTAGACAGCTTCTTGCACTCGTCGACGACGAACGTCACGCCGTCTACCGTGAGCTTGCTCATGCCAAGTAAGGCTCAATGCCATAGATGCCGTTGGCGGCAAGCACCGAAGCGGCCTTGAGCGAGATGGGGGTTGAGGAAGATTGCGATGCGGTGATCGTCAGCATCTCGGTGGCTGCGTCGTAACTGGCAGTGGTGGCTCCATTGAGCACACTTGCTGCGTTTTCGGCAATCAACGCGCCATACCTGGCAGTGGCGTCGCCCTTGCCATAGTACTCAATCAGCTTGTACTTGTTGTTGCCAGCGCTGGTAACCTCCAACGTGACAGGCATCAAGCCATAGACGGCCGACACTGCGTTGAAGTCCAAGGGCACCACATCAAGGTTGAGCATGTAAGCCTCGACATCCTGGTAGACGCAGTTCACGGCAAGGCTCTCCTTGTCGCTGGCTCCGGGATGGTCGTTGCCGCTCGGGTAGATGTTCACAGGGATGCCGGCCAAGGTATCCTCACCGTCGTTCAGACCATAGAGGTTGTTCTTCACGTCGATGAGATACATGTCGAAGTCCTCCTCCACGTTGGCCAGGATGCTGGCACGCAGGTAGTGGCGGAACTTGTCGAGGGTGAACGTGTCGGTGCGGGCGCTCACGCCGTTGTAGGCGTTGGGGCCGTAGCCCACCTGGCTGGTCTGCACCTCGCCACCGCTGACCTCCCAGTTGATGACGGTCACAAGGCCGTAGGCACGGTCAGGCAGGTCGGCATGACACTGCGTGCGCAGTTCGGCCAGCGACGAGTAGTCGAGCTTGATACCATGCTTGGTCAGCACGACTGCCTTGATTTTATCATAGTCAATCTCGCAGACTGACTTGCCGGTGAAGAATGAATTGCCGGCGCATTTACGAATTCTGGACATATGCTTATCTGCAATTAGGGTTGTTAACTGTTAACTCCAGCGAGCGCACGTCGATAGCGTCTATCGGTTCACTCACCTCTTCTCCGTTGGCGGTGACGGCTCCATAACGGCCATAGTCGAAGTTCTTGCTCATGGTGTGAGGGACATATTCAACGGCTCCGTAGCCCCAGTCAAAGCGGGCGTCGGACAACAATACTTCTATGAGCCTCTCATAGATGGGCAACAATACATTCTTGAACGATGTCTCCATGCGCTTCTCGTTCGACCATTCTTTCCTTGATGAGCACGCAATGATGAGGTTTACCCTCGTCTTGTACTGGTAGTCGCCCGAGTCGACGGTCACAATGTTCGGGGTCTGCAGCGCCACCAGCGGGAACTTCAGCGGCATGTTGCCGCCATTGCCCTTGCTGCGGACGTCAAGCATGTCTTTCACATATTGTGCCGAGCCGAAGATGTAGTTGATAGCCACACCTGTCTGCTGCTCTGTCGTGCCGTCCGTCTTGGTCTTCGTGATGGTCACGGAATCGGCAACTGCGTCTACCACGCTCTTGAAGAGGTCCTCTATCTGTGTCATAGGTTGTACTGGTTTATGGGAGTCACCATCTCAACATAGTAGTAAACTTCATAGTCGCTCTCCTTCGCCCACTCGACAAACTCCTTGTTCAGCACCACCATGTCGTTCCACACACGCGTCATGCGCTGACGGGGCGACTGGTAGGTGTTGGCCGACTTGAGCTGCACAAGCCCTGTGACAGACATGCCCTGGTTCACGTCACCGGCCATCTTGAAATAGATGTAATGAGCGAACGACAGACGCAGCTGCTGGCACAGGTCATCGAGCGAAGCGTTCCCATACCCGTCGGAGTCCAGGTCTGAGAGGTGCTGCTCGATGGTGGCCCGCAAGGCCTTGCCGACCATCTTGGTCAAGTACTCGCCCTGATACCGCTCGATGTAGGCAGTGATGCTCTCGTCGACGGCATAGGCATTGTTGTCGAGGTCGCCCACAGGCCGAGCGTTCTCGACCTGCAGGGGACCGGTATAGAAGTATGAGCAGTCTATGAGGTTCATCCTTTACTTCTTGGCTTTTTTGGGCGTCTTGGTGTCCATCACGGGCTTCTTGTCGTCCTTGACAGCCACATCTTTCGTGTCTGCGGTCTCGGGCGTCACCTCCTCCGTCAGCGGGGTGACCTTGATGGTACCCCGGCTGATGCGGACTCGGTTCTCTTGAAGCACCTTGGGCAGATCAGCGCCCTCGATGATACACTTCATTGTCACTCGGCTGTGATTGCGGTCTTGACACTTGCCAGGCTGCCGTATGCGAAGGCCCAAGGCATGTACACGGGGAAGATGACCTCTTCCTGTGCGATGAGCGCAACGTAGTTCTTCAGCTTGGTGTTCACATCCTCTGCCCACTCAAGGCTCAGCGACGTGTAGTCGATGAGGTTGGCGGCGTTACGGAAGTCGCCGACAAGGTACTTGCCAGCGGGAATGCTGGTCAGCTCAATCACAGGAACACCATTGATGTACTTCACACCGCTGGTGCCGGTGACCAGACCCAGGTTGCGGCCAGTCGTGTCTTTCTCAGACATGATGGCGTTGACGGTGATGGGGTTCATCACAATCGCAGTGGGGCTGTACTGAGCGTAGTTCATCACAGCGAAGATGGTGTTGACAACGTCTGCGCTGTTGGGGTCATCAATGCTCTTGAACGCGCCATGGTTGACGGTTGCCGAGATGCTGGCGGGAGTCTCGCCTGACACGAACGTCACACCCTTGACAAGGATTTGACGGTCGTTCATCTTGATGACATCGTGGGTTGCGTTCAACGACGCGTTTGCAGTGGTGCACTTGGTTGCGCCGGCGAACGTGATCTTCATGCCCTCGATGATGTCAGGCTGAGGATTGGTGAACTCGACGACGACATCGTGGCCGCCGTTGTAGCTGGTCACAGAGCTCACACCGCCGGCGGCGATGGTCACGATTGCGTTGCTGATGATGTCCTCGACAGGCGTGCAGCCATTCTGGTTGGCGATACCCTTGAGGTTGTCTCCCGTGCCGTCACCGAACAGGATGTTCCAGTCCTCGGCGAGGAAGATGCGGTCGGGCAGGGTGGCAAGCAGGAACGAGCGCAGGAAGATGCGGCTCTTGAGCATGCGCTTGCTGACCTTGATGTGGGTACCGAGGCGCACCACATTTGCGGTGACCTCCTTCAGGCTGATGCTGCTCTCGGGGAGCTCGCCATTCTCAGTCACATAGCGGACGTTGCGGTCAACGCTGTCCACCTGGCCGAAGGTGTAGGTGGGATACTGGGGATCGCCCTGCAGCACAGGCAGCACGTCACGGAGGTGCAGCTTGGCGTTGTTGTAGGGAGAGAAGTAGCGCTGGTCCTGCTGGCTGATGAGGATGTTGCCGGTGTAGTTGGCGGGGTCGTTCTCGTTGGCGAACACGCTGACAATGTCCTTCATGCTGAAGCCGTCGAACGAGCCACTCTTGCGGGTGCGGCCCTCAACGAAGTCCTGGAACTTCTCGCTGTCGAACATCTCGTTCAGACGCTCGTCGAACTTGCTGATGACGTTGTGGCCGAAGTCGCTCTTCTGAGCCTTGGCAATCACGTCCATGCTCTTCTTGAGCATCTCACGCAGCTCTTCGTTGTCCTTGACAACCTGGTCGAACTTCTCGGAATCGTAGTTCTTCAACTTCTCGTTGATGGCCTCAAACTGAGCCTGCATGTCTTCTTTGGTGATAAGGCCGTCGTTTGCCTTGTTCACGACGTCACACATCGCACCAAGAATGTTGTCCATGAAGCTCTTCTGCTCGGCGTCCTTGATGTTGTCAAGGTTGTAGCCGAAATCGGATTTCTTTACCTTCATAAAACTCGGAAATTAATTGGTTAGTGTTTGTCGATTACAGCATTGAGACCACCAAAGAAAGTGCTGCCGGCGGCTTTCTCCTCCTTGTCCTCGTCCTCGTCACGAGTGTCGTCTGACGGCTCGTCCTTGGACTTCTCGGTCTCGGAGGCGGATTGCTCAAGCATGATACTCGAATTGTAAACTCTGGAATAGCAGTGCGGGCAATATGCGTACTCGGCGATGTCGGTCACACCCTTGGTGACCAGTCCCTCGTCAATCTTGCCGTCGCACTTGCTCAATATGGGGGTGAGAATGCTCAAGACCGCAGCACGGATTTCGGGCTCCAGCTTGCTCATCTCCTCGTAGACGATGTCATCAGTGTACCAGCGCAGATACTGGTTGGCAATAGCCAGCACTTGCTCGCTGTACTGGTGCTTCTCGGCATCGTCCCACACAAACTCTTGCCCACAATGGGGGCAAGTCACTACGACTGCGCCCTCAAGCGCTTTGGTAAGCATGTCAAGTCTCATCTCGTATTGTTTTAGGCGCTCGTCCGTGTAACGCATCTTCAGCGCCTGACGGATGAACGCGATGTTATCCGCAACAGTGGCTGGGTTGTCGTTCTTGATGCCTACCAGGAAGGTCTGCGGGTTGCTGCCCCATGAGGTCAGCGTAGAGTACTCCCACATCTTCCACTCAAGCACCTTGCGCTTGTCGTTCGGGTCACGCTTGATCGCCTGCACACCGATGCTGTGCTCCAGTGTGCGACCGGCGGCGGCATACAGCTTGTAGTCCTCCAGCGTGTCACGGCCAATCTGCTTGGCAAGGTTCAGCTGGCCGACCATGACCAGGTTGCCGTCCTTCTCAGCACCCTCAAGGGGCACACCGAGCAACTGAGTCGTGTCGTGGTTGAGGAACCACTTCATGCGGCCGATGTTCTCCGACAGCGTCTTGTTGAACGAGCCCGGCATAGAGATGTCGTTCTGACTGTCAACAATGCCGATACCGTTCACGGCGACCGTCACGATACCTTTCTCTTCATCCAAATCATTCGCCTTCGTCTTGTACAAAAGCCTCTGATATGTCTCCTTCATCTTCTTGTTGGGGTTGTTTGGGGTTGTTAAATGACTTAATTCTCTCTATCTCTTCGGGCGACATCTGACTCACGAGCTTGTCGTAGGAGTCATCTTCCACCCGCTCATAGCCTTGCTGCGCACGCCAGTCGTTCATCGTGATCAGCGCACTCTCGAACTCCACCTTGCAGCGGTCACCGATTAGCTTGTGCACCTCCTGCTCCTCCTTCTTGCCAGCCTGCATGCAGTCCACGTCGCTGAAGTCGGCATCAAGGTACAGCCCGTCCTCGTCAAGCCCGAGGAAGTGGGTGAACTCCTGGCAGAACCGCTGGACAAGCGGAATGATGACCGAGGAGTACACCGCCTTCTCTGCGTTGGCCTGGTTGGCATATGTAGACTGATCCTTACGCGGGATAAGGACAGGAGGAATTCCGTAAGCGCCGGCGATGGCCACCGCGTCGGCCAGCGTCTCGTCGAACGGCTGAAGGTCGGAGATGGACAGATTGGTACGCACGAACGACAACTTCACATCGCTGATGCCGTAGGGGTACTTGCCCTCGCCGAAGCCATACATCTTGTCGGCCTCGTCAAGAATCTGCTTCTTCTCCGATGATGTGAGCGCACGGCTGCCCATGTCGTCGCTCATCTCGCTCACCAGCCAGCCGAGACCGCCACGCTTGACGTATATCACGTTTCGGGCCTCATAGACGGCGATGAGGTTGCTGATGGCCTTCAGCACAGATGTCAGACGGCTCTTCACTCGCAGCGGGTCACCCTGCACACGCCCGAAGGCATCGTCCCTGTCATGGAATATCATCCTCGGGTCAATCGGCTCACGGCGCAGCGTGCAGTAGTCGTGGTAATAGCAGTTTACCACGTCTTCGATGTCCGCGACACCATAGATGTCGGCCTGCAGGTTCTTGTAGTCGATGACCACATACGGCTCCTCCAGGGTGATGTAGCGGTCACACCACTTGTACAACTTTTCGGTGCCGGCGAAGGTGTCATTCATCGCGGCACGGATGAATGAGTTGCCAGTGATGAGTTTGTAGGCGTAGTGCTTCCACATGGTGCGGTACCACGACTCGAAGGCGTTGGGCTTGACAAGCATCTTGTTGATTTCCTTGTTGCGCCACACCACGGAGTCGTCCTTGAACCGCTTGAGGACATACTTCGCCCCGGCGGCGCGGCTTGCGATGTAGTTCACCGGCCATGCCACCTCGGGGACGGTGTTGAACAACGTCACCCAGTTGGAATTCGCCACAAACGGACGCGCTATCTGCTCCATCAGCAGGTAACGATCCGCAGACGTGCCACCGACAGACGCAGTGTCCACCGGGGTCGCGCTCTTGGTGATGAACCCAAGGCCTATTTTTTTGAGGTCAATCATGTGCTTGCGATAAGAACAAGCACAAAATTAATTACATAAAAAAGCGATTCCCCAAAACCCGAAAATCTTGGAGAACCGCAGAACGTATAATGGATTGCTTTACCTAATCTTTCTCGCTATGTTTCAGCAAATTAACTAATTTCTGACAAATTTCACTTCGGCAGCACATCGTAGAAGCGGCTGTAATCGAATTCGTCGCTCACATCGATGGGGTCATCGTTGTTGCACAGCCACACGTTCACGTCCTGAATCTCTTCCAGTCTGCCCCATTCGTGGTGGCTGCACTGCTCTATGCCAAATGCGTGGTCGAAGCTGTCATCGACAAGCACATCCTCGAAGATGGCCGTCAGGTCAACAGCAAACTCGCAAACCTGCAGCTCCATGTCGTGTGTCTCTCTGTCGTAGTCGAGGTGTCTGGACTGCTCGATGATTTGTTTGTACAGCTCTTTGTAGAACTCTGTGCTCAGTTTCTCTTTCATAATCGTGACTTTTAGATGTTTGACTTCGTCTATAGAGATGCAAATAGTCTACCAAATGCGGCCATTTTTGTCGCCTTAACATTTGGTTAACCCGTTTACACTCCTCGGACGATGATGCGTGCGAGACCAGACAACACGGCTGAGGCAGCCGCCAGGTCTGCGGGTGACTGGTCGTTATAGTCCAGCACGTCATTGATGAACTGGCCATACTCGGGCTCGCTCATCTTCTCGGGATTTATGTGGATGTGCGCACGCACCCAGTCGCTCATCGCAGATATGCGTGTGCGGTGGTCAGTGCCGAGGCGCAGCACGTTCACTTGTGGCAGATCCTTGCGCAGGTCACGCACCATCGGGAAGTAGGACTGCTGGCACTCCACTATGTACATACCCGCCTCATGTGAGCGCACCCATCCCGACATCTCGTCATTGCCCTTCACCGGGCGCAGCACGACATCGGTCAGGTGCCAGCGGTCACCGATGCGGGCGACACGGGCCATGGCGAAACGGCCACCAAACGACGGCATGATGTAAGCTATCGTCTGCTCGTAGTCATACTCGGTTGCAGGGTTGAAGAACTTGAACTCGCCCTCGGCATAGATTGACCGCTTGCGGCCCATGCTGAACTCGGTGTACTGCGCACGCAGCAGGTCATGAACGGCGTAACGCAGCGTGTCGCTGATGTGGCCGTGTGCCTCATACTTCTGTTTCGTCACCGGGTTCGTCACTTTCTGCTTGGCGATGGCTCCATTCTCGTCCTTCTGCACGGCTTGGTAGTCGTCAATGGACGTGGTGCAGTCGTTGTCGATGCGGATAGCCACACCCGGCACACGACCATCCCACACGGCATTTATGAACTCGCCGGTGGTCGCCACGCTTGGGTTCTTGTTGCCGATGCAGTCCTCCACCTCAAAGCCCTCATGCTCCAGTTCGTCAATCACGAGGTCGAAGAACGAGCGGTTGTTCTCGTCAATGGTGTTCGCCGCTTTGCCTGACGCGTCGCCATGTAGATAGACCTTGCCGTCGTAGCGGTACTCACGGAGTTTCGCTGCTATCACCTTAGCGGCCTTGCGTGCGCTGTTGTTCGGTGACTCGATAGGCAGCTCGTCAATCTGCGTAACTTGCTGAACATCGTCGGGCCTGTATTCTTTTTGGAAGAAACAGGCAGTGACGTACGGCAGCACGTTGGAGTCCATGCTGATGTGGATGGGCAACTCGGGGTTGAATGGGAACTTGCCGCACACCACACCACGGTTGAACGATGGGAAGAACTCCGCACCTGTGCGGATGTGGCCCCACTCGCCAAGCGCATAGACCTGGTAGTAGTCTGGGTCGTTGATGCGGTCGTTCTCAAAGTTGGCGATTGCCTGGTAGTCGTAGTAGCCATAGCTGCCGTCGGGCGAGCCTACCACCCAAAAGTTGTTGAGGTAGGTGGACTGGATGACAATCGTGTCGGGCGCATGGCGGTCATACTCGCCAGTGTTAGGGTTGAGGATTAGTTTCTCGCTGTTCATGCGCACCGACTTCACAGCACACAGTTCGGGAGGCAACTCCTCATTTCCGATGGTTATCGCCATCGGAACATCATGCCAAGTCTCTTGGTCAAACCATTTCTTCTTGATCCAATGTTCCTCGCTGATTGGGTTGAAGGCGGCAATAATCTGCTGCCCCTCCTGGCCACGCAGACGCAGACGGATCTGCTTGAAGTCCATTTCATCGTACTCCGACAACTCGTCGAGGAACACACGTTTATACTGGCTGATACCCTTAATCTTCTCTGGGTCATCAAGACCGCTGAAATCAATCTTGCCACCATCGTTGAAAACGATGCTGTTCTGCTTGAAGCGGCAGCACTCGGCAAACCCCTCTATGCCGTTGATGGCGGCCTTGAAGTCAGCATAAATTGTTTTCTCAATGCTTGCGCCAACCTTACGCATGACAAGCATGCTGCACTCCTCGTAGTAGGCAAGGATGGACAGGATTTGAGCCACCGAGAATGATTTCGCGGATGAAGAACCGCCATAGAGCACGATGTATCGCACACTCGGGTCGAGTGTGTACTTCCACAGCCAAAAGGCGTTCGGCGAGAGCAGCTCACGTTCAATGCGCATCAGTCTGTTTTCTTCGGTGCCAGCAGCAGTTCGCCCTTGTCCTTGGGCAATTCATGCCTGATTGTCTCAACATACTCGCCTACCACCTCGAGCATGAGCTTGATGGCGTTCGGGTCGCCCTTGCCCATGCAGCGGTTGATGAAGCCGAGTGCAATCATCAGGCGCGGGGTCACGCTCTCGGCAATCTCCGCTGGATAGCCGAGGTTGATGATGCGCTGCCGAACCTTGTCGGGCTCCAGCTGCACGTCGAGAAGCGACAGAAGGGTCTCCTTCATCGTGCGCTTCTCGGCTTGCACTTGGTTGGAGGCGGCTGCACCCTTGCGGGCGATTTCCCGTTGTGTTTCCTTTGTGTTTCGGGCAAATCTGCCCTGGCTATCGCGGAACTGCTTGCTCTGCTTGGGGTTCTTGTTAGCCATTGTCTTTCGCTTTGAATTTGAAACATTTGTGTTCACTCCATGTGTCGGCCCTGCGGGCTTCGCAGTGTCCGTACCACAGAGAGCCTCTCTTGCGCTCATAGGCGTCCCATTTGACGCAGTTCGAGCATACTTTCTCTATCTCTTGCTTTTCCATTGTCGTTCTTAAAAAACCGCCCCGTGCCGGCCTACTCACATCAGCTGCGAAGTCACGCAGCCTTTCAGCCGACACGTTGCGGCACACTATGAAGAAAATCTTACTTGAACACTCTTGCCAGCCCTTCCTGGATGGTCAAGTACCGCAAAGGTAGCGAAATAATCCCCTCGTCCACCGATTGCTCGAAATTGTCGAGTGGCCGGAGATCGTCCGTGTACCTCGGGTTGAGCCGCCTGTATTTCGCCACCTCGTTGACGAAATCGCGGACGGTGTTCACAGCAGGGTTCACCACGTTCACCAGTCTCTCGTCGCAGCCGAGTGCGAGCCAGAGGCCCTTGACTGCGTCGTCGACGTGTGTGAAGTGGCGGAGGTTACGGCCTCCGTTGTAGATTGTGCATGCCTCGTCGTGAATGAGGTTGTATAGCAGAGTCCCCTGTCTGGGCGACGGGCCATACACATTGTGGAGCCGCACTCCTGTCGCGGACGGGCAGTATGCCTTGGCGAACTGCTCGTCGAAGTACTTTGACATCCCGTACATGGATGTCGTGTTGCATCCGTTGGCGGTGCTGCTGGACGCATAGACCAGTTTCACGCCATGTCGGTTGCATGCGGTGGCCACGTCGATGAACGCGGAGATGTTCTCCCGTTCGATGTCGTGCAGCCGTTTGTTGAACACGCTCGTCTCCGCTGCGAGATGGAACACGCCGTCCACATCTCCAGAGGCGAGCATCGGCTCGATGAGCGAAGCGTCGCCGCCCAGCACCTTGTCGATGCGGACCACGTCGTGCTTGCGCTCCAGTTTTCGGCAGAGGGCCTTGCCGATGAAGCCCTCGCTTCCAGTGACTATGAATATCATAGGCTATGATGTGCTGCTCTCAATCAGGTTGTCGAAAATCCCCGGCACTCTCGGTGTGAGGGCTGCATGCTCTTCCTGGAAGAACTGCTCCCTCGTCTTTCCCGCCTTCTTCCCCTTTCGGGTGTGCACGTCGAAGGTGTACTCCGGCACCTCCAGCGGTTCTCGTCTCGCATCGTCCAGCGCAGCCAGCACTCTCTCGTCATCGGGGCAGATGGCGTCCACGGCGAGATTGTTCAGATGGTCTGCGTCCCGGCTCTTCATGCACTCGCAAAGCAGGATGATCGCCTTGCCGATGAAGATGCGTCCCTTTGGCTCCTTGGCTCCCTTGTTCACCAGCTCATATCCGTTGTGCAGCGCGTCAATCTCGTGGGTGATGAGCCCCCAGCAGTCCTCTGCGCTGACCGTGTAGAGCCGCTTCCACACATAGTTGCCGTAGCCCGAGGCCCACAGCTCCACGGCGAAGTAGGCTGCCGTGACGATGTCGTTCCGCCTGATGCTCTTCTGTAGTGCCGACGAGCACTCGAAGAAGTCATATCCGTTGCGGGTGGTAATATTGAAACGTCCCATTTTTTCTTGTAAAGTTAGTGGTTTTTGGTGAGAAAAAGGCTGTTTTTCAGCGCCTTAACCATTATTTAACGTATCAAAATGGGTAATTCGCGGATATGTTGTACTGCACCATCGAGCGGGTCTTGTCCCGTCCGTTGTTGCCTTGTCCCTTGAGGCGTATTGCCTCCCCGAAGAATTTGCGCATCAGCAGTATGCACCGGCGCTCCTCGTCCTGGTTGCGGATGGCCGACAAGCCGCCTGCGTTGACGAATGTCGCCTTCTGCTCGAAGTTGTAGCGCAGGTCGGTCAGCACCTTCCGCTCCGTGAACTTGATGTAGGACGAGATCCAGAAGTCCTCCTTCAGTTTCAGTTCCTCGTTCCACCACACGTTCTCGTTGTAGCGGACACCATAGGAGCAGCCCGTTATCATCTTGTCCAGGCAGAGCCAGTTCGTCTCGTCGTACATCACCGGGCTGATGCGTGATGTGAAGCCGAACAGGTGCACATCCAGCATCACCGCCAGCTCATGCAGGTTGTTGATGATGGCCGTCACCTCGTCACGGCTCTTCACCCTTGCGCTCTCGCCCTTCTCGACGTACAGCCTCTTGCAGGCGCACACATCGTCGTCGAGCATGAACAGCTCACCGAAATGCTTCGCCATCCAGTTGCGCTTCGGGATGAGCCCGACCACATCATCGGGATGTGTGACGATCTCGTTGTCTGGGTTGAACTCCCTGTACAGGTCTGCCTGTGACTCGGCCACGCAGATGATGGCGTCGTTGACGATGTTCTTGGCGAACACCCGGTCATGCCGTTTGTGGCTCGGGATGACGATAGGTATCATCGGTGGCCTCCTTTCTCGTGCGCCAGCGCCTCACGGAAGTCCTGCACCGAGATGACGTTCGACTTGCCCACCTTGCCCGTCTTGTACGAGCGCATGTGCTGCATGTCGAGCACCTCTCTCAGCCAGTTGCTGTCCACTTCGTTAGCGGACTCGATGATGAACAACTCGTGCTTCTCGTCATACTTCGGTATCAGCGGATACACTGCGGAGTCGTTGTCCATCGCTTCGAACCGCTCCCGGAACTTGTCCTTCTCCTTCGGCCGCTCGAACTCCATGCCCCAGTCGGCGAGCTCGTCCTGGAACTCCGCCCACTCGTTGGCGATGGCGTCCTTGTCGTCCTCCCCATAGTGGAGGTTGTCCTTGGCGGCGTACTCACGGAGTTTCTTAACCGGTGTCTCAGGCGGCAGCACCTTGCACCGGATTGCCTTCCAGCCAAGTTCCTTGCAGGCGCGGACCTTCTGGTTGCCGCACACGACCACATATCTCTTGGGCATGTACTCCACCAGGATGATCTCACGCAGTTCCAGCATCTCGGGGGTCTCCTCGATACTCTTCTTCGTCATCTCATACCGCTCCTTGCGGATGATGCGGGGGTTCTTCGGAAGCCCCGGGACTTGTCCCTTGTTCAGTTCGATGAGGGACACGTCAATGTCTTCAATCTTCATTGCTTTCAGTTTTCATCAATTCATTAAACAACAATTCTCTCGAAAGCCACATCAATCCTTGTGCGCTGACCTCCAGGCGGCGCGGTCGCGTATGAGCTGCTCAATGCTCTTGCACCCCAGCTGCTCGAGTGCGACGGCCGCGTCAATGATGATGTCGGCGGCGTGTTCCATCCTCTCTGGCCACTCGTGTTCCCAGTTCGTGCATGCGTCTGCTGCGTGCTCCGGCTCCACGAATTCCCTGGTCAGATGTTTCGGAGGTGCCTTTGGCGGGCACTTGTCGAAGCGTCTCCATGACCTGCTGATGAGTATGGAGAACAGCCTCGGCGATGTGTGCTCGTTGTACTCCCCCCGCTCGCGCATCACCTTGCACAGCTCTTTGGTCAACTTGTTCAGTGTAATCATTCTGTTTGGATTAAATGTTGCGGGTCGGTTAACTCTCTCTTGCCCTACGGCGGTCTGATGATTGTCATAGTGGTAGTTGTTATTTGTTCGCGGCCTCCTGCAGTGCCTTGATGACCTTCTCGAGGTCGGGCTGGAGGATGACCACCCTGTGTCTTTGCCCGTCGCGCTTGTGCTCCGTGAGCACATAGTAGTCGGGTCGCCCTTGTGTGCCGGGCTTGATGTCCACCGAGTAGCTGCGGTTTGAGCGGGTCTCCACCCACACCGTGCTCTTGATGGCCATGCGTTCATCGTGCTGTCTGTTCATGTGCGTCCCCTGTTAATCCCCGTTGATGAGCACGTCCACGATTGGGGTCTCCTTGATGGACGTGATCTCGTAGTCTGTCATTGCGCCTTTCATGTATTCGTGCGCCATCTCCTTGGCGTGGTCGATGTCCTCGTTGCGGAACAGCGTGAACATCTTCGTTCGGCGCTCCTTCGCCGTGGCCTCGTCGATGGTCACCAGCGTGAACTTGACCAGGAAATACTTCTCGCCCTGTGCCGTGTCCACATATTCCTTGTAGTTGGCCACCCTGATGGCGGTCACCTCCATGTCGCCGGCCACGTAGGGCTGCATGTGCTGTGTCACCCTCGCCTCAGCCTCGGTGAACGACAGGGCGTCGACGGCGTAGGTCTCCTTCACCGGCTTCATCACGCCGTCCTCTGTCATCTGGTCAAACTTGACCTTGCATTCAAAAAATTTCGTCATTTTGTTCTCAGTTTTAAGTCGAATCTGTTTAGCATCTCCTCTATTGCCGCCACGTTGCGCCTGCCGAGGAACCTTACTCCCAGCAGCTGCGCCCTCGTCTTCGACGTGAGGTCTCCCAGTGTGTTGATGCCCACCGCACGCAGCACCCGTATGATGCCGGGCGGCAGGCCAAGTTCATCAAGCTCGGCACGCAGCAGTTGCGCCATGTGCAGCTCGTCAGCGTTCAAAAGTTCCTCAATCTCCATCGTGCCTCCAATTTTTTGTTTAACTTTGCGACACGTTCGATTGAGTGAGTTCCTGCCCCGACGGTGTCATTGCCGCCGGGGCTTTTTCACATCGCCTTGTTCAGTGGCTTCACCGCTTTCTTGTGGTAGCCGTGGCACCCTTCCTTTGCGAAGTCGCTCTCCAGGTTCTCGATCCCGGCGAAGCACGGATAGTTCTCGCACTGGCGGCAAGCCCTCTTGGGGTAGGCGACCATTTGCTTTTGACATTCCTTGCAGTAGTTCTGCCGTCCGTCGGGATTGCGGTCGCTCAGCCAGTACTCGCTCATCGGCAGCACCTTCCTGCACCCCTTGCACTGCTTGTGCGTCATTTGTATGTCTCCAGTGTGGAGCATGGTGTAGGCCATGTCTGTCACTGCGCTCGGAGACCTCCCCAGCACGCTGGCGATAGAATCGGCAGTCTCCGTGCCCATCCACATGCGTGCGAGGTATGCACGCTCCTTCCCGCTCCATGTGCCTTTTCGCTCCTTCGTCTTGTCCTCGGCTGGCTTCGGCTTCGGCTCTGGGTCAGGCAGGCCAAGCATCTCCCGGCACACCTTCGCGGCCCTCAGCTTCTTGTCATTGATGAAATTGTCCATCCTCTGTGCGAGGTATAGCGTAGACGAGTAGTGCCTCTTCGTCACCTCACCTATTTGCGCGAATGTCATCCCTTGCTTGCGCAGTATGTAGCAGATGACCATTCGTGCGTCGGTGACCTCACGCTTCCTTGTCTGACCGAGTATCTGCTTCTTGCCGACTTTCATCTTCTTCGCGACCTCGGTTATCACCCAGTCTGGGTTCATCATTGTGCTGCTCATAACGTTCAGATTTTATTTGTCTCCATCGGGCCTCGTGGTAGAGCACGATGGCAAGGTACAGGCTTGCCGCCAGCACCACCAGTGCTAGGATTACGGCAAGCAGCCCGAGGATTATAGCAATAAATGTCTTCATATCGCTTCGATTTTTGCATCGTAGCCGTTGATCGTGTGTTGTAGATGCTGTTCAATCTCGTCGGCGATGTGACGTGTCAGCGAGTCACTGACCCAGTTGCTCAGTTTCATGTTGAGCACTTCCATCGGCCGCTCTCTCACCCATGTCAGGAGTTCATTCACTATAGCACGTTCCTCGTGGCATTGTTGGGCCGCGTACAGCCGTGCGGACATGCTTTTGTATTCTTCTTCTGTCATACTTCTTCGTTTTTAGGAATTATTTTCAGTCCTGCCGGTGTAGCGGTATAGAATCCGTCAAAGGTCTCCTCCATGTACACCAGCTCAAATTCATGCAGCCATCCGTCGGCGTCAGCCACAAGGATTTCTGCGTCATCACTCAGCTCATACTCCTCACGCAGTGAGCAGACGAGCTCTTCCAGTCTCAACAAGTTCACGGCTCTCTTTGATTACTTGGTCATGTGATGAATAATACTTGCCTCTCTCGTTGTCCTCCATGATGAGGATGTAGTAGTCGTGGTATCCATTGTCACCGGGGGCGTGCCAATAGCGTAGATAGACCTTCGCATTGGCCACTTTGCCGATCGTCTCCATGAAGCGCGGAGCCTCGTGGAAACGTTTCTCGCAGTACCTATAGAGGTTGTCGTTGCCTCGGATGATTGCGCTTATCAGTTGCATTCCCTTGTGAGTTTGGATTTCAGACGTTAGTGATTAGCCATGAGTATGGCAATGACTTGAGCCAATTGCAAAACCCTCTCCATTCGGGCAAGCGGTGGTGCTTGCGCTGGTGGTAGATGCGCCGCAATGTCTGATAGGAAAACATCACGATGCGCCGTTGCATTGTTCCCTCTGTGAGGTTGCTTTTCATTGCCACAAGTTCATCTTCACTCAAGCCATGCCCTTGGATGTGCATGGTACTCTCGCTTGCTAGCGTCTCACGCCCGATGCGGTAGGTATCCATCTCTGCCCACCAGTATCGTGGTGCATTGATGTCAAGATACGCTACTATACCCCTTGTCACCTTGGCATGGTCATCACCAGCCTTGACCAGTGAGTTAAGCAGTTTCTCGTCCGCCATGTTGATGCCCCCATCAACTGACTTTGGCGGCTTTCCGAATGGCAGATGTAGTGCAAGCATCGCTGCATCCCATCCAGCCGTGCCAATTAATTTGACTTCAATCATAATGCTTCTGTTTTTTGATTATTTGCAGGTC